CTGGGCGGTGTCGTTCGGGGTGTTTCTCAATTTGTAAGGGAGTTGATGATGAAAGAGTACGTTTCGGACGTTGCTCGACAACGTCTGCGTACGACGATGGCGTCGGCGCTTCGTGGGAATGACTCGGAGATCGATTCGAGTCTTATGTATTCCCTCCCCGATGAAATGCCACGAGCATTACGTCGTCAGGTTATGCTTGACGATCTCATTCGGGGTATGCGTCCGTCTGCCCTACCGATGTTTCTTCGTGATATGGAGTTTAAAGAGGTGGTACCGGCCATTGATAGACCGATGTCCATCGTTCCTCCATTTGAGATGTCTGTGGATGGTCGGAGCTGTGCATCGTGCTTGGACAAATTTTGGCAGTCCTCGCCGATCTGTAGTTTCGCAACATTTCAGGCAATGCACGAAGGCGTAAAACGTTTCCGCTCAAAGTATCTGCCTGGGAAAGGTCAGAGATTGACAAAGCTCTCCTTTGAAGAGGGCTTAGCCAATGCCGACAATGGCAAGTATCAGGGCTGGCCCACCTTTACGTCGAATAGGGTGGGGATGTCTGAAGTAGAAGAAGTAGCACGCGGTTTCGAAGCCGAAGTGCTCCACGTAACTCCCGAAACACTGTACAGTGTAGCCGGATACCGGAGCGAACGGGGTAAACCCTATGTCGTCTGGCAGTACCCCAAAGCACTTGGGGTTCATGAGAGTCGTTATCAGCGACCGCTCATGTCCTGGCTACGTTCCTATGCACCATTTCAGGCGTGGAATGGATGGACGGCGGTGAAATATTCCGTTACTGATATGTTACGAGATCTCAGAGCTCCTCTGATCTCCGTAGACTTTTCGGGTTTTGATTCGTCTGTTCCCTTCTTTCTGCTTCAGGAAGTCTTTCGTTTTATGGAAGACTGTTTTCCATCAGAGGATCGACGTTTGTTCGGTCGTCTGAAGCGTGCCTTCCTTCACGGTGCTATTGCATACCCACGTTCTTCGACTGAGCTGGGGTATGATATTCGTTCGCATCGTGTACGAGGTGTCGCTTCCGGATCTGGTTGGACAAATTTGGTCGATACCATTGCCAATGTGATGCTATGGGAGACCGTAGCTGTTCATTTTGGCACTCAGCCCAGACATATCCTCGGACAGGGCGATGACGCTCTGGTTAGTTTCGAGGAAGATGTTGACGTTGCTGAGATCTCCAAGTGGATTGCCGAATCCTTTGGAATGAATCTCTCCGTCGAGAAAAGTTTAGTGTCTGACAATGAGGCGTCGTTCTGTAAGGCTACTTATCGTCGCGGCATGGTAGGTCGGGACGATCTGTGTCTGGAACTGCGTTCTCTTGTGCGGGCAGCCGGTCGGATGTTCGGTCATGAGCACTGGAAACGTCAGTGGAGTCATGAACTGGATTCCATTCGCTACCGTTCGCAGTTGGTTCGTTGCGCTGATCATCCAGCGTATGCGGCTGCTGAGGACTGGTTGTCGAGATGGGATCGTAACGGTCAGGTGTCTCTTCGCAGCCTTGTGGAAAAAGTGGGTTACGCACGTGCGTCTCAAGTTTTCCAGGATCGCTATGAAGGGGAGGGCCGTCACGCTCGTATGTCATGTCTCCTTTCGTAGAGCAACTCCTGTTCGTTGTGTTTTCCCGAACACTTTGTGTGTTCGGGGCGTTTGACGTACGTTTTACGTCTGCCTTTATGGAGGTCGAAGATGTGGAAGCGTATCTATGATTGCGTAGTCTGTGTCTCCGTTCTTACTCACATTACATGTGAAGTAAGCGGCACCGTACTCATGTACGTTTTGCTACGCTATTTCGGTCACTTCTAGCGTCTGTTGATCCTCTGCTTGGAGTCTCACATGGCAAAGCGTCGGAGACGTTCCGGTAATAATGCCACTGGTTCCGTAAACCAGTCTGGCGGTAACTCCTGGGGTACGTACGGCAGGAACCTTGGTTCCTTTGCTCGTAATGCCTATCAGGCTTTCATTGCCGGGGGTTATATGCCCCCTTCTTCAGTACAGGGATCATGGTTGCCGCTTGGCAACAACTCTGGCAGTACGACTCAACGCACTCAGACCCTCTGGGGCAATGTCGTTACTCAGACTCCCGTAAACGGGGGTGCTTCTGTCCAGGTCCTTATTGAATCCCTGAGGCTTACCAATTCTCAGATTGGGGTTGCTCCACCGATCCAGGTCTTTACGGCCGAACAGATCGATGGATCAATCGAGCCTGAATCTCTCGTCGGAACGTCGATCCTGAGCACTCAGATTCAGGTGCAGATGCGGTTACATGTTGGTATGTATATTGCCAACATTGATGATAATACCGGTCTGTACCCCGTTCAGGATCCTGCGAATATAGCTAGTGTATCACGTGACAACTGGATATACTTGGAGGCGCATCAGTGTACCTTCTCGAACAATCCCGTTGGTGGCGCGATCTATGCACTTCGCAACCCCACTACTCCAAAGCTCTTTGATCTGTATAATACGGCTTTTAAAGTCCGTTTAGATCAGGGTCAGGCACTGTTGTTGTCTGTGAACGCAACTGATCCACATTCTTTCTTGTCGATCATTGGCGCCACGCAGTTTCAGTACTCGGCTCAGCTTAGAGCTTTGATCTCACGTGCCGTCTGAG